CTTTGAATACTGTTGATCCAGCAGTCTCGTCATCATCATTTCCTATTGTAGAGTCTTGTCTTACGTAGAAATACTTTTCCATTTTCTTATGTTTTTTTTAAATGTTAATAATTATGATTTTTTGAACAATAAGAAACGGTTAGGAGCAAATCCTTCAAAACCACGCTCAGTACGATAGTTACAACGTAACTCATCAACTTGACTAGTTTTGTTTTGTAGAATAGCACCACCAGTTAACCAGTGTTCCATCTCACGAGAGTATCCGTTAGCTGCTTTGTATCTCATACGTAGCGAAGGAATCTTCTCACCAGACTTAGCATCTTTTTGTGAATCCATAGGAATACACATACCGTATCCGTTATACTTGAATCCAGCAGCACCTAACAAGTCAGGACGGTTAAATAGGTCGTAAGTTTTCTTGTGGAAAGTATAACCACCACGAGAGAACGAGTTAAAACCTAAGTTTAACGCCATATCTTTGTTGTTAGCGAAAGTACCATAGTTAGCACCACCAGCAGCATAAGCTCCTTGTGCAGCTAATAAGTCATCAATATCTAAAGATAAGTTGATACCAGCGTAAAGAGCCATCTCTTTTGCACCTCTATACTTGTCTAAAGACTTAACAGCAGCATCAAAGTCAGCCATTGTAATTGCTGAAGAACCAAGATCCATAGATTGACCTTTGTTTTCAATAAAATTCAAAAGACCTTCTGTAGTGTGTACAGTATTAATATTTGATGAGCTACCCTCTGTGCCAGAAGCAGCATTAGTTAAAGTACCATCACCTGCAGATCCAACAATCATTGCTAATTCAGCATAATCTTGGAACCGTTGGTAAGTATCAGCCTCACCTTGTAAGTACCATAAGTAACCACCCTCAACTTTCACATAAACAGCGTTAGTTGCCTCAGAACCTGAAACTACAAACGACTCCTTAATAATTTGACACTTATTAGAGTAGTGGTGAACCTTAGGTGTTAAACCATCTGGTTGACTTGTTTGCTCTGCAAAAGCGTTACCTACAACGGCAAATTCTGTATCTGCACCATTTGATGCAAATTCACCATCAGAAACATTTTTAAGAGTTATCTCATCTGGAGAGGCACTATCTGTTGTAACGTAATACATAGCCCCTGACGCTCCTAATAACAAATCTCCATCACGAGCAGCACCCTGATAGTCTGCTGTAGAGTTATCTGTATCAGTATCAGTAGGGTCAATAATAGTTACACCACTACCGCCTCCAATAGCTGCTGTGAATGTATTATGAAGAAGAGTTTCTTCATAGTGCTCAAAAGTACGAGCTGTTGTTTCTTTTTTAGAACCTAAAAGTTCCATAAGACCAGTAATACCTTGATTACCGTATCGTTTAATAAGTTGCTCATCAACGTCACGCTTATGAAAAGCTGCTGAAGTATCCCCTGAAGCAATTAAGTCAGAAGAAGATACATAATTTGACGTTGTTGCAACTGCCGAACTAGATGGTGTTGCCACCATGTTAGTACCTAAACTTACTGTTGCCATTTTGTTATATTTTTAAAATAAATAATTAATTTTTTTTTCCTAACCAAGAATTTGTCTTCTTAACAGGTCCAGAGTTGATGTTTGTTTTTGAGGAGCCTCTTGTTTATCTTGTGTAAACGAAGGGTTCTTAATCTCGTTAATTACGCTCTCTGTTCCTTTACTCCTATACTGATTAGCTACACCTCTAACAATCTTGTCGATGTTATTTAAAATGTACATATCTGTATTAAGAGCGTCAAAGTCCCAGCTACCTGCTTGATCTACATACTTATCGAAAAAGTTTTCTAGATTAGAATTATGACCTATAATCTCCTGTCGAGCCTCGTCATCCAAATTGTAGACGTACTCTTCCCCTTTGTCGTTCATCGAAAAAGATAAACCTTCAAGGTCGTTGACTGTAGATTCCATTTTACTAATCCATTCCCCTCTTTCTGCTTCAGATACTCCAGGATCAGTTGCTTCTGCTTGTACGGGCATAGCATAATCCTCTTTCACCTTATTAAAGTAATCTCTAGCAGCTTTAGCGTCTTTAGAAAGTTGAACCTTACCAGCGTTGGTTTCCCTTGCACTAAACCCTTCTGTGTCCGTTTTATAAGTCTCTGCAACATAATCATTTAACTCTGCATCAGTTAAATTAGGGTTTTCTAATTTTAAAAACTCCTTTATTACAGCGTTATCAGACACGTCAGATAAATCAACACTCTGAGTATTCAGGTAATCTTGTACGGTACGACCAGTATTCTTAACATACTCGTTAATAACTTGAAGCTGTTCGCTTGCAAAGTCATTGCTTTCTGTTGAACTCTGTTCGGTTCCAAAATCATCAAGTGATGTTACGTCTCGCCCAAGCTTCTCGCTAAGGTATTTGAAAACAGCTTCATCATTAATGCCCTCCTGTTCAGGTTGCTGACTAGTCTCAGGTTGTTCCTCGCTAGTAGTCTCTTCAGTATTTAAAGAACTCTCTCCTGTTAAATCTATAATATCTGATCTCTCTTCAATTATAGGTTCATTTGATTCAACCGCTTGGTTTTCATCACCAGTCAAATCAACAATATTTTGTTGTTGTTGGGGTTGTTCAATTTCTCCCCCAAACTTTTTTACTAATTCTTCTCTTATATCCATGTCAATTAAATTTACTTAGTCTATTTCGCAAATATAACGATTTTATTTAAAACCGCAATATTATTTTTCTATTTCTTTCTCCTCACCTAAAGGACCTCTATTACCCTCTCTCTGTTCTATCATTTGAGATTGGTTTATAGCAGACTGTTGTTGAACATTCTGTCTAACGTCTCCTTGAATAAACGCAGCACCTTCTTTCCCAAGGTTGCCAAGTTCTATCTCTCTTAAACGTCTTTCGTGTTGAGCCTGTTCAAACTGCTCTTTAAGTTGATAATCCAGTTGCTTTAACTGCATATCTGCCTGAGCTTTAGCCTGAACCCTAGCTTGCTCTATCTGCATCTCTACCTCTAGCTCTTGCTGCTTTAATTGTGCAGCTTGCTGTGCTGATTGCTGTTGTAGCATAGCGTTTTGCTCAGAGGCTTGTTGTGCTAAGGCTTGCTGCTCTTTTTGATACTTTCCTCTACGAAGGATAAGCATTTGATTAGCCATCTTGATATTCTTAATAGACCTAATCATTATAGCGTCCTCAAGTCTTAACTCTTTCTGAGCTAAAGAAACCTGAATATTCTGCTCCATTATCTGCTTCTCTTCCTCATCGGGTGCTACATCTAAAGTAATACCAAACTCGTGTATAGATAGCTTTTTCATCATGTCTATACTCTTCATAGAAGTTTCCCCTATGACGTTTGCATACATACCATGAAGACCTTTAAAGTTTATTAGGTCTTGCATACGAATTGTAATACTTTGAGATATACGCTTAGTAACATTAAGGTAGGCATCGTTAATATCACGAGTTGCGTTATTAGAAGCTAATAAGGCTAACTTCTGAACACCCACCAAAGCTTCGCTAGATGGTTGAGAAGCGTCACGAGCTTCGTTAACCCCAGTAACGTCACGTATCATCTGAAGATTGTGTTGATATACGTTAATAAGAGTACCAAAGTCTCTACCAATACCGTTTTCTAACTCTTGAATAGGCATAGCCCCTGTCATCTGACCCTCATCGTCTATCCTTCGATAGTATATGTTACCAGTTTGATCGTAGATTTCCTGAAGTTCCATAGGGGTAAATGTTCCCCCATCACCTTTAGATACGTTCTCCAAAGACCCAACTTCAAACGCTGCACCCTTAGGTCTAGCTTTTGCTAGTACGTGTTGTATCTTAACGTGTGCTAACTGTATTTGGTCAGCAAAAGGAATCATTCTATCAACTAAAGAACGAGACTTCATTTTATAAAGATTCGGTTGATAAACGATATATGACAATCTCGTTTCAGATAGGTTAGACTTAGATCTAGCCATGTCGCTTTTTAACCCGTAATTAAAGATATAATCTGTACCTGTAATATATTTACCTGTATATACAACCTTAACAGTAGAGCCTATGTTTTCTCTTTTTGTTTTAGACTTCTTAGGAGCTTTATAGTTGGAAGCTTTTTTATTTACGGAGTATCCTCCATGTTTGTTTTCCTTCTTTTCGTAATTTAAGTTATGACTCGTAATAAACTCAGCATCTAATATATTAACACTAAATTTATCATAGTCATAAGTGTCTTGCCCACTTTCGTAATAAGCTGTAGTGCTAAAAGTCATTGGGTTGTTATTTTTCCCTGCGTACTCTGTAGCTATTTTAATATAATCCTCTTCACTAAACTCATCACCTGCTTGCATCTTAAGGTCAGCAATAGTTATAGAGTAAACTTCTCCAGCGTGTCGTATGTTTTTAAAGTCTGATTTAGCAGAGTAAGATGTTATAAGATTAGCAGGGTCTACATGACGAATCTTCACACCTTCAGTTTGGGATAAATCTGTCTTAGCAGCACAGATACCTAAAACAACAAGGTCACGAATCATAGATCTCTTAACCTCGTCAAAATCGTTAATATCTAAGGTGTACTCTATGGCTTTTTCTAAAGCTATCTCTACATTCTGTTTGTAGTTAAGAGCCATAAACATCTCCACCTCTTCAGAGGTTTCTGCAATAAATCCTTTAGGGGATAATGGTATACCTGTCTCGTCCTCTAAGTTTTCTACAAAATCTTTATTAATCATGTCACCATATAGCTTCTTCTTCTTTGCCATCCTTTCATTAGCAGCAATAGGATCTATAGATTTAGCCTTTACATCGTACTCTTGATTAACCATACCGTTAACGATAACATCAACGAATTTAGGGATTATAGATACAGGAGTCCAATCTATATTGAGGTATGAGGAATCTCCCTGAACGTCTAATAAGTCCTTATACTTACCTACGTCTTGATTACCCTCAGAATAACTTCTATTCCTAGCGTACCTAGCTTTGAGGTCTTTGAAGTATACGTCACCATTATTCTTCCACTCTTGGTACATAGTCCTGAAGTATTCAAGACCGTACTGATTGGTAGCTTTCTCTTCGTTTGTAGACAAAGGAGATGGATAACCGTTTATTTTATTTTTGCTGCTATCAAACATAATTAATTTATTTTTTTACTGGACATTCCCCTATTGCTATATCTTTTAACTAAAGGAGATGACACTTTAAATTCTTTTTTTGGTTTAACATATTTCTGAGAGGCTAGTAAAGCTAATGATGACGATATACTAGCATCGTACTTCGTTCTATTATCTATTTCAAATCTACTCCAATCATCTAAAAGAGTGTTAAAATAACACCTTCCCATTTCTCCTGTATCAACATTATAGCCAACATGATCGTATATATACGTTGCTATTGCTTCTGCCTGAGCGTTTATTACTGCTGCACCAGATCCTGGCACACCCTTTGTTTTTTGCTTTCCTCTACTCCACTCTGTATGAGTCATATCTGGTCTGTCCATCAAATACTCATAATAACCTCTATTCTCAAAGTACTTTAATATACCAACTTTATTATTCTCCACCAACACCTGACACCCGTAGAAGACACACATCTTAATCATGTCCTCGTAAAATATTTCCGCTTTAGGCGGTCTATTAATATACTCACACACAAACTGCATAGACGCATCGCTTGCCATACTAAACTTATGAAAAACGTGAGCAGAAGCATCAGATCTCCTACCATCAGTAGTGGTGTCGTGATCATAAGGGTCACAACCTGCAACCAAGCTGTCTGATCTTCCAGGGAACTTCTTACTGAACCTAGAAGAGATAATATTTTGGTTTTGTAATTCTGGAACCCAGCTAATTTCCCACTTGCCTTTTCTGTGAGGTATCCAAATAACTTCGCTATCTTGTACCCCATTCTTCCAGACAAACTCTCCTCTTGTTGTTGTTGCATTATTTACCTCGTTATAATCCATTTGTTGATATATCCTTTCAACGTCAAAGATACAACTTTGTGTGTCATTTCTAAACGCTTCCTCTACAGTAAAAGGAAATTGCCTTTTGAATTCCGATAAAGCTACCGTATCATTCTTTAAAGCGTCTCTTCTGTTTTGAATATAATCCTTAGCCCCAACGTCTATTAGCATCTCGTCAATTCCCATAACTGGCTTCTTAGGGGTATCCATAATAGAGTAACCATACTCGTCAATAAACCCTTCTAAGTTGTCAAACGCAGGAATAAATAACCTATATAAACCACTCTTAGTTCTACCATTAAGGTCCTTATCTCCCATGTCAGAGTTGTAGAATATATCTTTAAATTCTGCCCCACCATCTTGCTGCTTATTAGCAGTAGAACCCATCATACACTTCCCTACAACCTTTCTACCTAAGAGTAAACAGGTTTGAGTAACACCCCAGTTTTTCTTTATAGAGTTTTGACCTGTCCACTTACCAGCCTCATCATGTACCAGAAGTTTAAGCTTCATACCATCATAACTGTTGTCGGCAGTGTTTCTCCAGTCTATCGTAGAGTTTAAAGCTTCAGACTTTTCTATATGCTTCTGATTCTTCGTTATCTTCTTTGCTGGCTCTCTAAAGGCTAACTCTACACGAGGATTACTAGAACCATCTTGTATGGGCTGGAAGAAAAACGGATAGTTCCTATATATACGAACTACCTTATCAGTAAACATTGTTTTAGCATCAGACCCAGTTTTAGACAACAACCCAAAATTACTATCGTAAACCTGAGTAGCTTGATTAACTATCTCACTACTTGCCATGTATGAGAACCCACTACGTCTGTTCTTAAGAAAACACATTCCGTAAGAGTTCTTATCTAGCTTACACGCTTCCCAAAAAATAAAGAACGTCCTGTTAGCGTCCCTATAATCAGGGAAACCAACGTCAATTTTACTCCACTGGATAAACATATAATGAGATCCAGTTATATAGGTAGGGACTCCGTTATTAAAAAACCAAAGCCCTTCTCTCCTTCTTCTAAACTCCTCGTCTATATAATCTACATAGTCAGAGGCAGACTCTCTTGTTAGCCCGACTGGTGCGTTCTCCCTAGTCCACTTTTGCTTAGACTTAGGAAGGTTATGATAAAGTATATCCTTTTTAAGTCGTGGTTTTTTAGGTAACACAATCTTTAAGTTGTCAAACTCTAAGATCTCGCCCTCACTTCCCTCTATTAGATATATCGTATCACTTTTTTGCATACCTCTCAGCAAAAGAACCTTTAAAATCTTTCTTCTCTTCTATCAGGGATTCCCCCTCTTTAATTCTATCCTCAAGGTTTTTAATACCTAAAAGGATTTCCTGACAATCCTCGAAGCACTCTCTTTTAGCTTTAATAGCTTGTCTTCTCTTAGCATCGTCCTCTTCTATCAAAGGCTTACCTATCTCTTCTATCAGAAGGTCAACAGCACCTTTACTAGCCTCTATTAACTTCTCTAAAGTTTCAAGGGCATAATTTTTATTATCAGACTTCATACTTACAAAGAACGTCAAAGTTACGCATACGAAGAAGCTTTCTTCCGTCTATATCCATGTCGTACTCAGAGTTCTCGCTCCACATAATTCTATCTCCTTCATTAACCCCTTGTTCCTTCATCCAGTCATTAATAATAACTGCTTTTCCATGTAGCTCCACCTCAGAGGCAGATGTTTCCAAAAATATGCCAGAATCTGACTTTTCTGGCTCTTTCATTTCCTGCTCCATAAAGTTCCACACACCTACTGGTATATATTCCTCCCCTCTTTTGATAAGGTATATCTGCTCTAAAAAAGCTTGATATATATTCTCCTTATCTGCGTGTTTTACAAGATTTACAGGTGTCGCTATAAAGTGGTGAAACCAAACCTTATCACCCTCCTGTATACCTGAATCTTTAGTATCTTGCATTGGAGTTTTATAAACAGTACCATACTGTCTTGCTAACTTCATAGGATCGTAAGAGGTATCTCTATACAATTCCTTACCGTTTAGCATTATAGTATCTTCTGTTTCTTTTTCTACCTCTATCCAGAATACGTCTTTAATTGGCTTCATTTTTTTTCTTGTCTTTAAATTTACTTAACCTCGTACTCTTCTAGTACGTCAGTATTATATTCTATCGCTGTGGGTTGAGAGAAAAATCTCTTCCAAGGTCTAGAAAACTCTTCATTTTCTTTTTTTACGTACACATCATATACTACCTGTTGATGCTTGTACCATGCTGCCTCATCTTGGATGATGGCTGTAACTCTTAAAGAACCTCCCAACATTCGCTGACCTACTTGGTAAGTCAATCCTTGTTTTAAGTCCCCTATAGTTATCTTCCTAATAATAGGGTTTATTGCTTCCATTTAATTTAATTTAATTTAATTTACTCTTTATTACTTTTAAATTCCTAGTTTTCTAGAAAGTTTCACGTAATGACAATATACATTTCTTTGACTACCTGTTAGGTTTTGAACCCCAACAACAGGAACTATATCCTGCGAAGTTCGCATTGCTAAAGATTTTTTTGTAGAGTTAGATTCAGTAACCCCACCTGCAGTTGTACTTGTAGGAGTATGAGTTAATCCGTATTGTACACCGTTAACAAACACACTTATCTTTCTGTTCTCGTCAAAAGCAATCTTTAATCTATATACTGTATCTGCAGCTATTGCAATTCCTAAGTCTGTAACATAGTCTGTAGCTGAGTGACTATATATAAAATGTAGATTTGCGTTAGTTGTTAAAGCACCTAAATCATCATCAGTAGCAAATAAGAAATAAGCCTGTTCGTTATCTGTTGCGTAAGCTCCAGTAGCGGTTAACTTCATCCCTGCGAAAACAGCAACCGTAGTAATAGTGGGGATTGTAATTGCAATTTCACATTCCGTCTCGTATTGAGAGAAGAAACTAGTACTTCTCCAAGCACTAACATCACTACCTGCAGCATGAGGTCCACCATAATAAATACCAGCATCCCCTAGTTTAGGTAATATTATCATCTGATCGTTGTCGGCAGTCTGCGTTGTTAATTTAAGACCTGGATAAGTTCCACCATAAATCGAATACCCCTCGTCTGAGTTTGTTCCTGTAAGCTCCCAATGAGAATTACTTTTAAGGTGAGGATCAACTAATATTTCTATTTCGTAAGTTTGTGACGCTACATCTACAGCGTTAGTTGCGATTCTAATTTTACAAGAACTATCGTCCACGTCATGCACCATAACATTAATCATAGCGTTATCAGCTATAGTTCCGCTAGAGTTTATAAGGTAAGCTAAAACGTGAGAGTTATCTTGAATCCTTGAGTTAGTAAAAGTAAACTCTACAGAGTCTGAAGCTGCTAAATCTACAGCTTGAGTTGTTATCCTTGTCATTCTAGTGTTACTAGTTACTGCTGTAGTAGCAGAAGTATCTTGGGATACCTCACAGGCTAACACATCTTTATACGGTAACTCTAAGAAAGTTTCTAAAAGAGTATACCTATCTTGTGACTGGTTTAAAGTACCCCCAATAGTTAAATTCCCTTGAATGTCAAGGGTCATATTATTACTACCTGAGGTTCTAAAGGTCATAGAGTCGTGACTATGATCGTAAGATATTCCACCTACATCATTATCGTCAGCGTCTCCGAAGTATATATGCCCAGAATTAGTATTCCCAGTAAGGATTGATAAACCAGCGTCTCCTGAGTTTTCCAGAGTTAGTTGATTAGCAAAGGTACTTGCTGTTACAGATCCTGCACTAACTGATAATACGTGCAATAGACCGTCTGGAGTAGTGCCTTCAGTACCAATACCAACTTTTGAGAATTCTACCCTGTCGGTAGATATACTCATAGACGTATTACCTCCCCCACCTGTTTTTACATTTTTTAATGATGTGTCTGATACTTCAGAGCTAGTTTGAAGTAGTCGTTGATACGTTTTTGATATGGATTTCCCTGCTAATGAACTCATCTTATTTTTTCTTTATTTTCTCTATAGACCTACCTGCGAAGTAAGCCCCATATACGGTTATTAATAACGTCTGATAAATAGGCTTGTAGGCTGCGTCTATAACAAAGCCCCCTGCGTTCCCATCAAACACTGATAAAATTACAAAAATTACTGTTAAAAAAATGCAGATTAATGGTCGGATATTCTTAGATAGCCAGTTGTCTGATTTCATATCAGCCTCCCAGCGTCTTGTAACCTGCTCCTGAGCCTGAGACTCAGCTTGCATAAGGACTTCTTCTATCTTTCTTTGAGCCTCTAACTTCTCTTCTTTAGACGTAGTTAAGTTGTCGAGGACTGCCCCGACTTGTTTAATAACTCCACCACCTAATATATCTAAAAGTTTACTCATTAAAGTGCTTTTATATCGTCTGCGTGTTTATATGCTGTGTCTCCATCTGCATCTTTATACGCCTCTAAGACAAGCTTTCTATTTTTATTTTCTTTTAAAGAGATGTGAATCCAAGAAAAATCAAACTCGTTTATCATTTGATCAAACTCAATGTTATTTTTAAGAATCCAATCATACACCTTTTTATTATTCATAGCTCCGTTTTCCCAGAACTGAATATCTAAAGCTTGACCCTTGCAATGCTGTGATTTTTTACTACCACCGATGGCACGATTCAATCTTGGACTCCTATACCCAGAAGTTACCCGAATAGGTCCAAGTTCATCACGCATTGGTTGCAATACATCTCTAACTAGTAGTTGCAGATTTTGCAAGTGCTCCTTACTTGGCTCGTTAGGTATACCCTTCCTTAAGGCAGTATTGCTACGAGTTATCTCTGACAGCGTAAAGTTTTTACTTAGTCTCATCTTTCTTTATTTACTTTAAATTAATTGAGGTATAACTATAATCAAAAAAAAGACTACTGCTATTAATAAAGCAATAACCTCCACCTCTTTTAGTTTGTTTTTTCTCACTTACTTTTATCCTTTATATGATTTGACGCTAACAATATCTCTATATGCTGAAGCTTTGCAGCAATATCAGCAAGAGCAGCTTTAATCTCGTTATCAGAAGCCTCTAGATGATATACTCTAGCCTTTATCTTTGTACAATCATTGTTAAGGTTAATATATAACCCGAATGCGGTAGCTAGTATAACCCCAACTCCTATCACTAATTCTACCATCCCTACACTTAATCCCATTATATTATTTTTTTGCGAACTTTTCTACCCCAGAAATGCCAAACGAGCCCAACACAACCCAAACAAAGGAGTCGTATACAAACTCGTTGATCACCAGGTCTTTTCCGACCCAACCTGTAACAAGGTCAGCTACCATTATGATACACATAATAGCAAAAGCTACAAAGCCTACAATGGCTTTCTCGTTCCAGTCGTTGTTGTCTTTAAAGATTTCCATTAGTATTCAAATCCAAATCTAACTCTGAGGTCTGTAGATAAATTGAAATCTGGTGTACCACTACCAGTTAGTACAGCAGCACAGTATATAGCACCTTCTTCGTTATCATCATCAGAAGTACCTCCAGCATCAATCACTAAGTCTATTCCAGTTTTTGTAACTAAACTAACTGCTGTTAAAGTATTCGCATCTGCATAGTCACCAGCAACAATCTCAACATGACCTAAAATCACGCAAGAATCTAGAGCTGTGCCATCAGTTTTCTTCACAGTACCGCTTGTAACCATAAATGTTGAGGCAGCAGCATTGGCAGCAGCATTAACTGTTCCTAAGTCTTTTGAAACCTTCATAAATACCAACTCTATTGATAAACCTATTAAGTCATCATCTATATCAACTATAGTTACAGATTTCAGAAGGGAAGATCCTCGGTGTCCTTGAACTGCTCCAGGAATTTTAACAGGATTCCATAAAACATCATTCTGAGCGTATGCAGCAGCAGATACTGTTGGCTGTACCTCTATATTACCAAATCGTCTATGTGCCATTATATTTTCATTTTAAAAATTTGTTTATATGCAAATGTACTAATAATTTTTTAATTATAATAAATTTATTATCTTTGTAGTAATTTAATTTAAGAGAATGAGAAATTATTTAAAGTATTTTAACGATACTTGGTACTCATTCAAAAGAAAATACAATCTCTCAGACAATCAACTAGGATTCCTCCTATTTATAAATGACGAAAAAAAGTCATTCACGAAGAGGTTTATAAGGGAAAGTATGTACGTCAGTAAAGATTTTAACGATGTCAAATTTCCCGAACTAGTGAAAAGAGATTACGTGTTTTGTTTTGAGAAGAGAAGGTGGAACTCACATAAACCTAATCAGTATCGAATAACAAGTAAGACTAAAAGGTTAGTAGATAAATTTTATAACGTCCTAGAAGGACAAGAAGAAATATAACAATGGCAAACCCAGTAAGGAAGCGTAGAAAAGCTGCACGAAAACAAGCTCGTAAGTATAAAAAGATGTCGGACCAAGAGAGGTATGAAAGAATTATGGCTGCTAAAGCCAGAAGAGGTGTTAGTGCTAAGAAGAAATCAGAGTACCCTAAGCCTAATATGGAAGAGGTTACTGTAACAGCTAAGAAGACTACTGGTCAAGAAAAAGCTAAAGCTGCGAGTGCAGACATTAAAAAGAAAAAAGCTGTTTCCAAAGAGAACGAGAGAGTTATCGCTAACAGAAAAGCTGCTGCGGCTGCTAAACCTGGGCAGACTTATACCAGAACAATGAAGGATGGTACAAAGAAAAAGGTTAAAGCTGTAAAAAAGAAAAAATAATTAAAATATGAAGTCATCGCTTATAAAAGGTATAGGTGAAGTAGTTACCGATTACGGTGCTAAAGTGATGAAGGTTATCAAGAAGGGGCTACTAGGACGTAGCCTTTTTGATTTTTACGGAGACGTTAAAGCAGATACTTTCAAAACTAGAGAGAACGCTAGTGTACCAACTACCCCTGCGGATGGTAAGGGTGGTGTTTTATACACTAAATCCTCTGATGGGAAACTCTACTATAAAAGTAACGAGGTTGCAGAGGTAGAACTTAGTACCAATCAGGCAACAACTTTTATACTAGAGGACGGAGACGGAACGGAAGTTACCTTATCCCAAGGAAAGGAGCTTAAGATTGTTGAAGGTACTGGTATAGATGTAGATTGGACCGACACAGACAACGGAACAGACGCTGACCCCTTTGATATAACTATCTCTTGTGATTTAGAAGGAACAGAACTTAAATCTACTGGAGAGGGTGGAGGAACTAAATTCCTTAGAGAGGATGGCGATGGGACCTCTAGTTGGCAAACTACTCCAGATACAAATACTCAATTAACTCAGGAGCAGGTAGAAGATTATGCTGGTGCTTTAATTGCTACTGGAGGAACTAAAACTGGTATCTCTGTAACGTATCAAGATGGTACAGGAGACGTGGACTTCGAGGTAGACCATGATGCTGCCACGAACTTTGTCGCTGCAGAGCATTATAGGTGGGATAACGATATTAGTGGGACAGCTACTATTAACGCTGCTAATATCCCAACTCTAAACCAGAACACTTCAGGAACTGCTGCAGGATTGTCTGCAACTTTAGTGGTTGGGAGTGGAGGAACAGGAACTACTAGCTTGGCTGCAGATTCTATATTAACAGGGAATGGCTCTAGTGCTATTGTAGCGGAATCCTTCTTAACCTATAGTACTACCGATGAGGAACTAATCATTGGAAACCCAGATGCTGGGGATGCTCAAATATCAAGGAGAGATAGCTCTGGAACGGATACTGCAGGAGGTAAGTTAATTATATCAGCAGGGGCTGCCACAGGTGACGCTGCAGGTGGAGCGATAGAGTTTCATTCAAGTGTTGCTGGATCTTCTGGGTCATCAGTACAATCTACAGCAGAGGTTGCCACTATATCTAAGGATGGAGATTTATCTTTAGACGGAGGTATTACCGCAAAACAAAGAGAGATATATTTTAACAACTTTGAGGACAAAATTGGAACTTCAAAAGTATACATCCCTTTAATAAGTGCTTTAGAACAGTCATCTCCCGCTGTTGAAGAGGCTTGCTTCTTAGCCCCTACAGATGGTAGAATTGTTTCAGTAACCGTTAGACCCCATATTATTTCTTCTGGGTCCAACTGTGATGTTACCGTTGAGATTTCTACAATGGGGTTAAATACATCGTCTGGAGGTAGCTGGACTGCTGAGGAATCAAAAGTACACACTATGCAGGGGGCTGATGATTATCACGCTTTTCATTACGTGTTTGATAACGCAAAGCATTTTGAATCTGGGGAGTTAGTTGCTATGAGTATTCAGTCGGATACAAATATAGACTCAGGACCTTATACTATGTATTGGTATTTATCAACCGTAGTAGAATATGATTGGAAGAATCAAGGGTTCACAAGTCATACAGAATATGACGCAGCACAGTAAAGAAATAGACTAACATAAAGTAGGAAAGAAAAAGTATTAGACTTAAAAATAATTTTTATATATTTGTAAACAAATAATTTTAAAAAAATGGCAACAGTAACATCTAAATTAACAATAAGTAGTGCGAATCTATTATCTCACTCACTTAATATAGTTACGACTAGTTCGGCAACAGCAACTCATACTACAGGTTTATCTAGATCTAAGATAACCTCAACAGCTAAAGGGACTGCTTCTGGTCAGGTAACGCTTTACACGTCTGGAGACTATACCTCTCCGAATTATCTTTACGTGAAAAATACAGACACTACAAAGACAAATTACATCTCCGTCTTTGCTGATACGTCTTCTGACGATCCAGACTTATTCTATATTCCAGGTGGGTCTTTTGCGTTTATCCCTCTTACAAGTGGGGTAACTCTTAAATCTTATGCTACCGTTAGTGGTACAGTTGTAGAGTGGATGGTATTTGGTACTGAGGCTTAAGACTTAGCTCTTAACTTCTTTCGGTAATCAGAATAACATTTCTTACAATCGTCACACCTACACCCTCTTTTATATGAGGCTGTCGAAGGACAGGGTTGTTTTGTAGGTTTTCTGGCAGCACTATAGTTGCAACTCTTGTGAGAGAACGCTATATTATCTAGATCAAAATATAAAAACACAGGATCCTCTGAATTCAACCAGGGGATTTTGTGTTCTACACTCATATCTTTAACGCTTTCAATTTCTGCCCCACACTGAAAGCACCACTGCATATCTAATTTTTTCCCTAAAGCAAATAGTAATTGTTTATTAAGGTGGTGAGAAGCGGTAGAGGGGTTCATCCCTAGTTGTTTTTTCTTCTCTTTAGTATACTTACACATAATTATTGAATAAAGGTTTCAGCAATATAGGAATTAATTTGTTAATTTATTATATTTAGGTAAAAAGAAAAAATGGGGTAAGAGTAATTAAGGGAGGATATTTGTTGATAACACTAATCCTCCTATCTAGTATGATAACATCAGTAGAGGGTTGGTTGATAGTTACAACTCCAATATCCTTCCTGGGAGTCCATCCAGCAACAAGAGTTCCATTTACGTACTTTATTACCCTTCAGGCTATAGTCGTAGGAGCCCTATATAAAAGAAGGAACGTAAAACCTTTCCTGGCTTTTATGGGAGTCGCTTCCCTAGTCCTACTCAATATTTATAGCGTTAACGACAACCTGGTTCTACATAACATATTCGCTATACTATTCTTTCTAGTACAACCTATTATATTCTTTCTGGAGTACCGAAACAAGAAAGACACTTATTCCCTTAGTAAAGGAGCTGTGTTGATATTCCTAGCCCTTCTAACGTGGTTGGGAATTATACCTCTACCTATCTTCGAGGTGATCGCCTACGCTCTGTTAATATTATTTCTTTAGGGGAGAGTAAAAAAGCACCCTCAATACAAGCCCATGAAGGACGCTCAGAGAGGATGCCCGAAGATAACTCCGAATGTTTTTTTGCAATTTATAAAATTTTTGTGAGATGTGAAAGGGGTGGGGGTTATATCATATATGTACGCATACGTTCCATAATCCGAAACCGAAATCCCCGATGGGGGTGGTCGAAACCAATTCCAATGCACGCATTTCAAATGTCGATTCTACTTTCCAATGCACGCATACTATATTGTGGCTATTGTATCCATCATTATCGGAATGGGGGACATAAGTTGCACCGATACCTTAAACCTATATAAAGCCCTGTAATGAATCGGCATATTGCTCCCTGGTAACACACCTAATATCGGAAGAACTGCCCTTAAACGTAGTGAGAACAAGGGAGAGAGGGCATAACACCGCCTATCTACACACCAATCACTATCATTAGTGTTTACCTTAGAAAAAAGTTTACCCTCTGAATCCCTTGCTATCAGTACAATCGTTAAAATAAAGTGTAAAAAAACTTGACACGTATTATTTTTTTAGCTTATCTTTGTTGCAGACAAATGGGAGATATGTCTCTAACTACCTCCACGTTCTTTAACATACTGATTCAGATATAGCGTTCAGCGTAGGAGTAAGCAACGTGCCAAGGCATTGCAGTAAGGCTTACAACCATCCTTAGAATAGCATCTGACTAACAAGTTCCCACGAGAGATAGCATCAAAGGGATGTTAAGTTAGCACATCAGTTACACTTTAGCTTGATTGAGGATGATAAGCCTTAGTAATGACGAGTGAAGTTGCATTGTCAACAGAAGCGAGTTAAAGCAAAAATTCAATCAGCGTTTGCAAGTATCGAACAACTTGACGGAAACCATCGCCGACAACCAGATGGGCTTGGATAGACCAATAGGCTATCATCAAGTTAGGTAAAGCACCATAGGGGAATTAAAACTTCCGTACCGACTAATATGGGAATTCTCATCCGAGGGGATATGAATGTAAATTGTAAGCAATGCAATACAAGGAGCATGATTATGTAAGCACGATGAGAGATACGCATTTGTAATGTTGTTGCGTATATGAATGACAACATACATTTTTGATTCGATGGGATGTTAAGTAAGGGTTACTCGCAGTAACTTAATATGGTGGTGCATGAGCCATCCTTACTTAGCCCCTTTAAAGCTACCAAAGGCAGTTACAAGTCTGCATAAAAGCTGAGTAGAGGAAACCATTAACCATTAATACCTTAAGATCACTAAACCTTAGAAACTATGACAACTATTACCTTAAATTGGGAAACAGAAAATGGTCAGTACAAGCAAGACTTTAATGGTCTTAATACTGCCATAAAAGAAATGAATAAGATGGCTGAAAGCATAGGCAAAATAGAAAGTTTATCTTTAGTCCCTTACAAAGTATCTGTTGTGATAACCGATAGAAATGACAATTGGGACTTAGTAATAGGTTCTAATGAGGAAGTTTATTACATAGCTAAAGAGGGCAGTAAATGTTCATCAGGTTACTACGGAACAGTAGGTCACCTTAGAAATAATATCCGATTAGGATACGAGAAAACAAAATTAAACTAAACCATTAATACCCTAAGATTATGAAGAAGACATTTAGCAAAGTACGTTACATAGGATGGGAGCGTTCAATGAGTCCGACAATAGAGCGGGAGACGAGAACAATGGAATACCATGTTGTATGGAATAAGGAGCAAGAGCGTGGATGGTTTGAAATCTACGATAAGGAAAGTGGTGGGAAAGACTATCACGCTGAGGGTCGTCTATCATTCGATGGCGATAAACTTTACGACTACGATGGTGTATTCTCCTTGTTTGAAGTTATCAAGTGTCTCAAAGAGTGGGGTGCTGATACGAGTGAAATTGAATAGGTTAACTGACGAGGTCTTAATGACCGAAACAATGTCATATCGGGGGGTATGACGTTGTCTTAACCATCTAAAACACTATCATTATGACTAAAAGTTTGACATTAAGTACAACCAATAAACCTTAGAGACTATGGAGAACTTAGAGAAATTTTCAAGGAAATACGGAGATATAGAGAACGGATTCTATACCGTTAAGACCGTAGTAAGAAATCCAAAAGGTGAATTATTCGTTAACTATGTACAGTACATAGATGATAAGAAAGTAAGCCTTACTAAACATATAGCATGGATAGATGGGTATGGCGATATTGAAACAATCGAAGAACCATGTTACAGAAAATTTTATTCAACTAACCATTAATACCTTAAGATTATGAAATACGGAATATTAGAGGGAGATACCTTAACTAAGTTTAAGAATCCTACAAACATTATAGAGTTAGCTAAATCTGTTTTAGCACGAAAGCTAAGAGAGGACAATCAATCATTAAACGCTCAAGGTGTATTAGACTACATGAATGGTTGGGTTGAATGGTCACAAGACATGGACGAGCCTGTAACTGAGCCACATCAGATAGTAGATGTAGCGGTAGATACCATAGTGTATAGTAACGCACACTACATAGACCTATCAACTAATATCGAAATCTCAAATGACGAGAGACATGAGTTATATACACACATGGTAAGACTGATAGACACTTTCTTAGACAAAGCATTATTGATAGGTAATTACTCTATTAATAAAGATGACTTACAATAGCAATGAATCTTGGTAGAAGTCGAAATAATAAGGCTTGGGAGTTCGATTCTCCCCTTTGCTACAAACCACTATCATTAACCTTTAACCTTAAGATTATGGGAAATTATACAAGACTATTGTGTGACCTACACGAGATAGCAAGTGAAACATCTGACGCAAAAACAAGAAATCAACTATTGACATTGTGGACTAATGTTGGTCACATCAAAAGAGCCGAAGAAGCGTTATATGTCGGTAGCCTACATTCAGAAGAAACATTAATCCAATCACGAAAAGAATTAAATGAAATCTTTAACGCTAAGGATTTATACTCTAAAGTAATTTAAGACTATGGAAATTACAGAAACACACATAATATCACTTGCAAGATGTGAGGATTCATTCTACACAGATGTACAAACGATTAGGTTTATAATGAGCAGATACGACCTAAGTGAGGAATCAGCTAAAGAGTTGATCGCTGACATAAAAGATAGGAGACAACAAGTAAGTGAGTGCTTCTACAAAAGAATTGTTAACCTAAGAAAATAGAAATTATGCTAAAGACATCTTACACGAGCCACACTTACTATGGTAAGGGCTATCAAGTTAACGCCATAGGCGTTGTACACAACGGAGATTTTGATGGTATTGAAAGGATACTATTCTTAGATACCAATACCAATACTGAAACAGATATTACAGACTTTATATACGACCATTCGACTGATGCGTTTATAGAGGACATGGAGCAGAATTGTATAGACAATATTTAAACCCTAAGAACTTATGACATACCTAACAATAGGGTACGTGCAATCTAAGATGATTCGCTTACCACTTAACCTTAACAAGGACTGGAACAATACTATCAACTCCCTTGAAACCATTAACGAGATAACACAATTCATTGAGACCGACTCAAGGTCAACTAAAGATGAGGTATACAGATTAAGGTTTGCCCTCAAAATTAAAGATGAATTTGAATAAACATAGTTATCCCTACTTGGATAACCTTGTAACGAGTGGTGTTACTTATATTGTGACCCCTTTTAGGCAAGAATCGGCAATGCGATTAACTCCTTGTGAGCCAAAACAATCGACATTACGATTCGTTGCGGAGAGATTTTTAAAGATTTTTCTTTGAAAAGAAATCAGTAACAGATGTGTTACATTAGATAAGAGCGAAGTTATAAGAAATATTTGAGATAGTCAAGTGTTTCACCATAAATGTTAATAACTATTTTAAAAACCAAGAGAAATATCAAACTAAACACTATCATTATGAGAACAATTACGGTATCAAACAGGAGTGTGTACTTTAAGTATGCAGAAGTAGAAGTAACCATACCCGATGACATTAAAGATGAAGACATTTTGGATTGGTTAACGAGTAACGAACACGAGTTCGTAGAGAGAATAGATAACGCTATATATAAATCTGACTACGAGTGTAGCGATTCAGAGTGTGAATGGAGATACGATGTTGAGGTAGATGGGAAACAGACTATCGGAGGACACCTATGAAAAAGAAATCAAACATTAAGATAGACCTCTATCAGACGTTCCCCACTCAAATAGAAATACTACCACGACTTTCGATCATTTACGGATTCGGGGAGACTATTGAGGTAAAAACAGATGATGGAGATACTGAAATAATACGTAATGGTATTGCCATAGAGTGGCTATGGTTTGCAGTATTCATCCACAGGGTAAGAACAATAAGTGTAACAAAGTAAACTACTAAAGACTAACATTATGGAGAATAAAAATTACAAGTGCGATTACTACATGGGAGAAAATGTATCGCAAGGATTAGAAGAGGCTAAATATTGTATAAACCAACTTGTTCCAGAAGAAGAGCAAAGCGATTATCACAAAGAAATATTTAATGCCATTAATAATGCTATAGAAATAATGGAAACTAAAAAGAGTATTAAATATTGTCAAGCTATAGTGTGGGTAAATAAAATAAGAGAGTTTAGGGAGACCCTAAAAGAAATTAACATTGAGAAAGCTGATAAAAAAAGGGATGGACAATATACTATTGCTCTTAAAGAATTAGAATTAGTGTTAAATAACGAGATGAGTCTGGAGGATGTATTCATGAACCCCGACAACACCCTAAGAAATATAATGTTGTTGGCACATTTAGATAAGACTAAGTAAATGTGGTGCATATTTGCACCAATAAATATTTAATGCCATTGATAGGGCTATAGAAATAACTAACAAGCACATCAGTTATAGAAAATAAAAACTAAAAACTTAGAAATTATGAAGAACACAACCTTAGTACTAACGGATAGCTTAACAATGTCAGAATGTAGAGATGGCTATTGGCTATATGATTACACAAGAGGAATGAACCTCTCTGTGAAGGCAAAAACACAAGAAGATGCCTTTGTAGAAGCACTCACATACTACCAAAGAAGAACTAAAAAGGTAGAAGATGAATTAAAAAAGTTAAGCCAATCAGTGAGTGTCTTTATCAATTCTGTTTCAGATGAAGATGAGGGCGATTATTAAACTGTAATAAAACAAAACTAAAAACTTAGAAATTATGAACACAAACGATAATTTATTTGAAAACACCTTACAAGAAGACTTAATCGTGGAATTATGGGACTTTTGCCCCGATCTCGAATTAATAATTGATGGAGTAACTGGTAAGATAACTGAAATATACATTTAAACCTTAAACCTATGTTAACTAAAGAACAAATTACAGAACTACAACAAGAGAATGGTGTAGATGAAATTCAAGGAATGATTAATGATGGTACTGCTTGGAAGATGGAGGGCAGTATAGGTAGACACGCTATGGATTGTTTAAAAAGAGGGGTATGTTTCCTACCTAAGAGACCTCAAAAAGACTACTATGGGAACACCATACCAAGTATAGACATGATTAAGGAGGGGAGTATAGGAAGTTTATCACTATCATCTCTTTATTGGAGCGATGTTATTAACTACGAGGAATTAGATTAGGAATTGTAAAAAATCTTTCCTATATTTGTAAAACTAATTAACCAAAAATTAAGAAGATGTACGAAATTAATTGGACTGATGGAACAACGACCAAGATGGTAAAAGGTAAAATAGTAACAGTACCAACAGAAATTAACTAAATAAAAAAAACTATGACACCAAACTACAAAGAACAAGCAGAAGAACTACTGGGTAGGATAGAGGGCATATACGAAAAGTATTGCTTTTTGGGGGGTATGGAAATCGTAGCTATGTGGGGGGATATAGACAAATTCCACGACTTCTTATATTTTCAGAAAGAGGGTGCTACCATATCGTGGGTAGTAGCAGAGGAAGAAGAATTACGTTGTAAATCAGGTGCTTACGCTATATCATCCACCAAACTACTATACCGAGAATTAGTTGAGGAATATGAGAAAGCCTTAAAACCTATGGAAATCGTGATTAAGATCGTAGAACTTATAGGGGAATTAAATAAGACACCTCATGTATACGGTTAACCCTTGTTATAGAATAAGGGTAAACACCTTAAATAATTGTAACAAAACAAACCTAAAATTATGGGAAAGATGAAGGATTTATTTATATCCATGCAGGAAGGACTAATGCAAGGAGCAGACATCGAAAGAGAAGTCAGACAAAGGGTATTAGATGATGAGCATAGATACGTTATCTATAAAAAAGAAAAGAAAATTAAAACTAAGGAAGATGAGTAAAAAAATAGAGATAGAAATTGATGACATACCTAAAGATACCGTTATCATTGAGATTAGTGGTGGGGTATTAGTTGGAGTACACAACGTACCTAATGACTACATACTATTTGATTGGGATGGTATTACGCAAGACGATGTAAGCGGAGACATAACTAAAGTAAACGAAGACTTGTTGGAGGCTTACCTTAACTACTTAAACGATTAGAAACTATGGGGAAATTTAAAGACTTAGCTATTAAAAAAGGGAACACTGAAAGGTGGACATTCCCCATATCTACGAGGAAGTTGCCCTCATACGTGGAAGAAGGCAATAAGTTAATTGCATCATTCGAAGGCTTTAAGACCTATGTTATGAATGGTTATACAAACGTAGAGTATTCCGATGATAATGTACGTACAATACAAGACACCCACTATCATTCTTCGTGGGATTGGTTGATGCCTATTATTGAAAAGATTGAGGATTTTCGTGATGAAAACTCATGTGCTTTATGGAATTTTAAGACTGAGCAATGTTTTGTTGAGGTAGTAGAAAATAAAACATCAGAGACAATACTTGAATGTGATGGTATGGATAAGTTGGACGCATCATACAACGCAGTAGTAGAATTTATCAAGTGGTATAACGAACAAAACTAAAAGCTATGGAAACAAACAGATTGATTGCAGAGTTTATGGGGGTAGTTAAACATTACGAAGCACAGAGTAGTAATATGTTTAACCAATACCACACCTCATGGGATCGGCTTGTGCCTGTGATACATAAAATATTACACGACAATAATGACTCGTTATTCTTTAAATTTTCAATGAGTGTAAGCAACGCTATATTTAATAATAATATAGATAACGCTCACAATGCAGTAGTAGAATTTATTAAAATTTATAATGATGTAAGATTAGCCGAAGAGCAAGAGCATTACGATAACCAAAACAATTAGAAAGCATGATTACATTTACAAATAGAAACAAACTCATAGCAGAGTTTATGGGGATGGAATTAGGAGATGATAAGACTATGTATTTTGATGATGCAGAGAACTTGCATCCACCAACGCCTATTGACCAATTAAAATATCACGAGTCATGGGATTGGCTTCTACCAGTAGTCAATAAATGTACTCAAATAGGGTATAGAGATCAAGATTTTGATTCTGAGATTTACGGTACTTGGGAGGGATTATTTGACGATGCAAGTATGTTCTTAGGGAATCACATTGAAGAGGTGTATTGGTCAGTAGTACACTTTATAGAGTGGTACGCAGAGTATAAACGAGAAGAAGCACAAGAGTATCCATTGACTCCTAAAGAGTCTTATCCAGTAACTAAAAACAAATAGAAACTATGGGGTATTACAGTCAAGTTGCACTAATTGTGCAGAAAGATGAAGAAGAAGAATTAGATAAAATACTTAAGTCTATTGACTTAGAGAAATATTTTCAAAAAAATAACGGAGAGTTTTGGGACTACAACCACGAAAGAAAGGAGTTCTACGTGGTGTATATTGCGGATTGGTTGAAGTGGTATCCCGATTTTAAAGATGTATCTACCGTAATTAAATTCATGGATGAAAACGAGGAAGAACGCCACATGGTAGCAGTAGGCGAAGATGGTCACGTTCACTCAGAGGGAGGGGATTGGACTGCCTACGTTGAAAGAACTTGTTACTTAACACCTTTAACTTAAGAATTATGAGTGAAGAATTAGCAAAAGAATTAGCTTTAGTGACCGCAGTCATATTACGAGAAGACACATTGGGTGGCTCGTTATTTCAAACCTTTGATGTGGCTTACAATATCGCTAAAGCGTTTACTAAGTTATACCCATGTGATTGTACGTGGGTAGACTTAGATTATGAAGAAACTATTATAGACTTTGTTCAAAGCAAGAAGTATTTAAACGAATTAAAATTATAAGTTATGGCAAATATTTATTTAGACAACTCAAGTTATGTGGAATTCATAGCTGAGTTAGCACAAGAGATGACCTACCTTGCATACGGATTAGACACTTACAAATTCAAAGAGGGTAAAGATGGGAATACTATTATTACTGCTGAGTTTACAGAAGAAGCTCAAGATTATTACAATAGCTCTTATGAGTATATAGAGTTGAGATTAAATAAAGGATTAGGAATCCATAGTAACGAGGAATTAATCAATAAAAACTAAAGGTTATGAATAAAGAATACGCAAAAGAGTTCCTACGCAACGAGGGATACTTCGTAGACAACTTATGGCACGTAGATGATGTCATGTGTAAAATTAAATGTGATGAGGACGAAGCACAAGAGATTCTATATAGTGTTTTAACCAACGATTGGATAGTAGAACAGATGCAAATATTTATAGATGACGTGGCAGACGAATTAGAGTTACCACGTAAAGAGGATAATGATTAAGGAGGTCTTCTTCCACTATCATTACCCTGTAAGTATTACTAACAAGTTCATCAGTTTACGAGGTTATATATACGCTATTAAACCGATAAACCGATGATTAAAAAAAACTATTATGAGTTCAAACGAATTTAATTTAGCAAGGATTGAAGCCTTAGAGAAAAGGATTCAAGAGTTAGAGGGCAAGGTAAACTATTACGAGTCTATATCTAACTCCCTATCAAGGAAGGTTAAGGGATGTAAGTCAGCCAAGTGTCCATGTAAACAAAAAGAAGTATAAACGTAAAACCAAACATAAAGATGCAAAACCAAGTAAAGACGATTGATGTAGATCAAATGTGGATGAGAGGTAGAATGAATTCTTGTTCAGAGTACGTTTTATATACCAAAGTTAAGAAAAATTATATAGACCGTATATACGATGATATTGTAGATATAGCAAAAGAGTTAAAAAATAAAGAACTATTTAGTAACTTAGCCTACGAGAATAGGAGAAAAATTTACTATATTATAGATTCCATAGACGAATTTAGCGTTGAAAACCTTGAGGAACTATTGGAAGACAACTATTCTTTGGTAGAATTTATATATAAGGCTCATGCAATACGAAAAAGAAATCCTTCAAAATCTTCTGATTGAGTCAGGGATTGCTCACAGGCTGGATAATAGAATAACTCCAAGTAAGCACCCCTATATGAGGTCTTTGCAGAAAAACCTTAAGCGGTTGAAGATTAAGTACACTTACTTCCCTGATACGGATAGCTTATCAGTTGTTAGTATTGATGATTCAGTAGAAGATAACCTTTGCCACGCCCTTATGATGCCTTGTGATGTGGGTATTAGTGTTTTAGTTGTCATTAGGGACGAAACAAATATCAAGATAATCTTGGAAGATGCTTGTGCCACATTAGATGTAGTTATCCCTCAAGAGATGGGGTATACTATAGTAGGCATTGTGTAAAAAAAAAAGACCAAAACGCTTTTACAAGTCAAAAGTATTTACGATATTTGTAAAAGAAAGTTAATTTAATTAAAACCAATTATGGAGAAATCAGAAACTATAGGCAACCTAACCCTTGCCTTATCCAAAGTACAGGCTCAATTAAAACCTGCAAAAGAAAACTCAAAGAATCCTTTCTTTAAATCTAACTATGCCGATCTGGGTGCGGTCTGGGATTCTGTTAGAGAATTGTTGGCTGAGAACGAGTTAGCAATAGTTCAAATGCCTACAGATGTAGGTGGGTTAACTACAATCTTATCACATTCAAGTGGAGAATACTTAGCCTCAACGTGCTACATTCCCTCAAAGGAGGATGCTCATGGTGTAGGTTCAGCAATAAGCTATGGTCGTAGATATGCTTTAGCTGCCTTTATTGGGGTGGTTACTGGGGATGACGATGGGAATAGTGCGGTAAAAGGATCAACGCCTAAGGCTTCTATATCTAAATCATCATCATCTAAACCTAAATTGACATCTGACCAATATAAAGCAATGGCTAAAGCTATTGAAGAAGGTAAGGGCGATGTAGTTAGACAAAAGATGAATGGGTACACCTTAACTAAAACTCAATCAGATAATCTTGGTAAGCTACTTAAATTATCTAATACCTTAGTGTAATGAGTTTAGATAGCTTTATAAAGAAGTTAGAGGATGACTCTTTCTACTATTCTGATTACGACTTTGTTACAAACTCGCAGTTAGGATTGATAAAGAAAGATGTTAGAACCTACAAGATGATGAGGGATCATCCTGAGTTTAGGCTTGAGACCTTCCCTATGATATTCGGTAGGGCATACCATGTAGCTATGCTAGAGCCTAACGAGTTTGGGGACAAGGTTAAAGTGTTTAACTCAGCCACAAGAACCACTAAAGGGTACAAGGAATTTAAGGTTAATAACCCCGATATACCCACTATCATTCTTACTAAGGAGTACGACAGAATTATGCGGATGCAAGATGTGTTGTTTTCT